GTTGAAATATGCTTCAGTGGAAGAATTAGGACGGAAAATAGATGAATATTTCGCGGAGTGCGATGCGAAGAACGAACCGTACACGGTGACAGGTCTGGCACTGGCATTGGGACTGGACAGAAAAGGGCTGTTACTGTACCAAGGAAAAAACGAATATTCCAACACAATCCAAAAAGCGAAGCAAAAAGTGCAGGCATATGCGGAAAGGCAGTTGTATCGGAACGGCCAGGTTGCTGGCGTGATTTTCAGTCTTAAAAACAACTTCGGTTGGGAGGATAAAGTCCAGCAGGAAATTTCCGGCCCCGAAGGCGGACCAGTACAGCTCGAAATGTCTGACTTGTCGCCGGACGAGAAGCGCGAATTGCTCCAGGCGGCCCTAAAAAATACCACAGAGCAGGAATAATTCCATTTCTGCGTAGAAACGGTATTATATTTGCCTATTTTTACGCTATTTTATACCTTCACTTTCGCCGTTGGTGTTATTTTTCGCTGGCACTGCCTACGCCCACCGACGGCGAAGCCAATTCTGGCGCGGCCTGCGCGGGCGCCCTCCTTATTATATACGCACGCGTAGTTTCTATTATAGATACTACTATCTATGTAGGTACTGGCCGGGGGGCGGGGGGGGAGGGGTACCCCCGGTATGCGTTCCGGGTACTTGTGTATGTATATATATACAATAAAGATGTTTTATGTCTCTTTCACATCATACTCTTTCACATCATACTCAACTCACATCATACTCAACTCACTGTACACAACACACAGCCGAGGTTATGGTATACCCCCGGGTGTCTTCCAGCACTATGGGACTCCAACCCAAGAATCCTGCTTTAAAAATATACCATGTAAAGATACATAGTATATACTATATTATCTCTGCATGGCAAAGTTGCCTTCAATCCAGTATTCATGCGGGTTTGAGCCTATTTTAAAAATGCAATTTGAGTGTATTTTTTGGGGTAAAAATGACGCTCAGATTGCACTTTTTTTGAGGTGATAAAAACGATTAAACAAGTGCGATATATTAACACCGAAACGGGAGAAGTATTCGGAGAAAAGAATCATTTCTTCCCTGCTGCATTTGACGAAGAAAAAGGGTACTTATTCTGGGTAAGAAAAAACTCTTGCCGCAGTTTTCACGATGTAGAATTTCCACCGGAAATGACTGACATAGATATTGGACGAATGACGAGGTTATCAAAAAAAGTATGGTCCAATACGAACATGTTAGGATACCGTGGAAACGGCGGAATAAAACCTTATGACATAGAGAAGATAGCAGAAGTTTTGAGGCTTAAGCCACGTCAAACACGTAATTTTATTAGCAAGATGATTAAACTTGGCGTTATGGCAAAGGTTAAGGTTGAAGTTGGAGGTAAAAAAGAGACACATTATTACCTTAACCCGATATATTTCTTTAGCGGCAACCGAATACCGCTTAACTTGTATCTGATATTCAGAGAACAACTTGATGCTGTACTGCCGGAATGGGTTAAGGAAAAGTTTGCTGAACAAGAGAAAGCTGTAGGGTAAATTATCATTTTGTTAACCTCAACAAAATGATTTTATTTTTGGCAAGGGCAGAGTAAAGCAAAGGAGAGTGCAAAGCAAAGTGAGTAAAGATACCGTTAAATGTATTATTGATGCTGAACTGCTTGCGAAAGTGGCAGGTGGGATGGTTCATAGACAGGGCAAAGCAAAAATGTTTAATGTATTGGAATCGCAAATACCAGAAAACGAAATAGAAAGAATTGGTGCTTGTAAATGTATTGTTGATGATATTTTAAGCAATATTGCCGTTAACGTTTTTAAGCTAATTAAGGATACTCTTGGCGATTGGCAAATTGAAGTTGAAGTAGGCGGTGAGTTAAGTGAAGAGGAAGAGATAAAGAAAGAGGTAAGAGCTCAAAAAGAGTACGAGAAGATTCGACGAATTTTATTCCGAAAGATATTTCAATAACTAAAACCGGCCTGCCCTTGACGGTTAATTTACGGTGATACTATGTTCCCCAAACCCAAACGAATACGCGACAAGAAAGCCATTGAACGCGCTAGAAAACCTTACTGCGAATGGTGCGGTAGAAGTGATTTACCAATCCATGTTCACCATTTGCGGACAAAAGCAACTGGCGGCCATGATTACAAAGATAACCTAATCAGTTTGTGCTACATACACCATCAAATGGTTCACAACGGCAAAATCTCCAAAGAAGAATTAAGGAGGAAGAAACGTGAAACAGATTTGTTCCTTTATGGCTAGTATGCCCAATATCCAATCAGCTATCAGCGTTGGAGGGGATGGGGCGCGTATTAAATTGGACGTTCCCGACACGGACTTGGCGCAAGTGTTAAGGCTTGTCGTGTTAAAAGGTAAAGTGTTTAAAGTTACGATAGAGGTTGAGAAAGAGGAGTGATACCGTGCCCAAACTTTACGCCATGAATATGCTTATACTTATCGAGGCGGATAATGTAAAAGAGGTAACTATGAACATATTGGACAAATTGCCTCTTGAGTTGTTGATGAAAGTTGAGGGTATGCAAATTGACGCTGTTAATGATGCGGAAATCCTACCTGCCGGGGAGGTGAATTAATGTCCTGCTCCGGTAGATGTGAGTGCGTTCAAAAACTTATAACCATGTCAACTGAAGACTTCTGGCAGTGGTGGGGTAAGTCAAGTCCCGGGACATACGGGACTTTTCCAGTTTTGCGGAAACCTGAAATAAGAAGGGTACCTCCTTAGAGGTGATATGGTATGAAAAAAATAGACAAGGCATTACTGATAGCACAGCAAGAGGTTTTCAAGCGGTATAGTAGTAGTGCCGAGGACTTTATCTGTGAAATGGTACATATTGAGGATAAAGACAGTGGAACCGGTATAGGACGGTTTAAGTTATGGGATGGACAGAAAGAAGCGTTGATGGCTTTTCGAGAAAACCGCCTGGTTATTGTCTTAAAAGCTCGTCAATTAGGACTTACATGGCTTGCGTTAGCTTATTCGGTGTGGTTGTTGCTTTTTAATGCCGGGTATACCATTGTAGGACTTTCAAGACGCGACGAGGATGCGAAAGAGCTTGTCCGGCGGATGGTTTTAATCCTCCGTCATTTACCGCGTTGGCTCATACGACAGAAGAAAGATTCCCCTAAGGCGTCTATAACATGGGAATCAACAGCGCATGAGGTTGTCGTTAGCCACAGAGGGAAAGAATCAAGCAGGTTTATCGCCATGCCTGCTGCACCTGATAGCGGGCGTTCTTTTACTGCGAACCTTGTGGTAATTGATGAATGGGCCTTCCAGCAATGGGCACGTGAGATATGGACTGCTGCCTACCCCACAATCAACCGTCCTACCGGCGGGCAGGTTATTGGGTTAAGCACTGCTAAACGAGGCACTTTATTCCACGAAACATGGGACAAGGCGGCAGAAAAAGAGAATAACTTTTGTCCTGTATTTCTCCCATGGAATACCGACCCAAGGCGTGACCAGGAATGGTACGAGAGAACTAAAAAAGAACTTGGCGACATGGTCTACGTTGAATATCCTTCGACCCCGGAGGAAGCCTTTTTATACGCTGAAGAAAGCGTATTTGATACCAAAAAGGTTCTTGCCAGGATAAAAGAGTTAAAAGAAAAATACAAAGAAAACCAGCCAAAGGTTGGAAATATTGAGTGTAAATACGATTATCAGGGGAATCCGATAAAAGGCACGGAGAAGTTTGTCGAGGCTGAAAATGGATGGTTGACAATATACGAAATGCCACAAAAAGGTGTTCCCTACGTGATTGGCGGGGATATTGCCGAAGGCGGTAAGGATTATAGTGTTTTGCAAGTAATCCGAAACACCGATGGCAAACAGGTAGCAACTTGGAGAGCAAGAACCGCTACAGACGTTTTTACCAAGCAAGTATATTCGCTTGGTTATTTTTATAATACGGCATTGATTTCTATTGAAGCTAATTTCGATTCATACCCTGTTAAAAAGCTCAAAGAACTGCACTATCCAAAACAATATCGGCGGGAAATTGTTGATTCGATAAGTAGAAAAATACAGCACAAATTTGGAGTGAAAACAACTTCTTCAACTCGACCGGTGATGATTGCTGACTTGGTTGCAATATTTCGTGATGATATAAACCTGATTAGCGACTTGCAAACATTAGAAGAGGCTCTTACATTCGTAAGAAATGATGACGGAAAACCTGAAGCATTAGAGGGTAAACATGATGACACAATTATGGCGTTGGCGATTGCTTATTATTCACGCGAACAACACCCTATGAACCGCAAAGGAGAAGAAAAGCTCGTCTTTGCTAAAAACGTCCCCGTAAGCGAACAGGAGAGGATTAAGAATAACATTCTATTCGAACAAAAATACCGCGAAATGCAGCGGCATTTGGTTAGATGGTAGGTGATACTATTTTTTCTTTTTTAACATTATTTTGGTTGCATTTTATTGGTGATTACCCGCTTCAGAGTGATTTTCTTGCCAATATGAAAGGCAAGAATGACTATCTTTTATTGTGCCACTGTATTATTTGGACGGGAACTATATCCGCTGGACTTGTTTATTTGGGTTTATTTGCTTATTGGAAAGTTACAATGTTGCTAGTAGGCCATTTTATCATTGATAGATGGAAGGCGCGAAAGAAAGATAAAAAATATGCTTTAACTTTTGATTTATGGCTAGATCAATTACTTCATATAGTGCAAATTGGCTTTTGTTTGCTTTAAGGCGGTGATACCTTGTGGCAATATGGGACGCTCTAAAATCTACCGCCAAAAAGGTGGTGAAAAAGTTGGCAAAACCGGATGAATACAAACAAGAACAGCAAGAAATTGAACTCTTAACATACTGGAAGCGCATTTTCGAGCAAGACCGCCGGGCAAAGCAGGAATGGAACAAGCGATTTGATCGGTGGGAAGCAGAATATAGTGGAAGCAGAGAATTCGACAATATCAGCAACTCCATAAGTGCCGGGAGCAAGAAAGTCCGCACCATTATCAACTTCCCGCGCATGATTATCGAATCCCTGCTTGACTTAAACATACCTCAACCCGATTTCCGGCCTGTTGCCCGCGACGATGAGCAGGCGATTGAAAGTCTCAAGAGTTATGTTGAGTACGTTGTCCGCGTTTCAAAACCACCGCTTGAGGAAATCAACCTAAATAACGAGCGACGGGTATTAAAATTCGGTGGGGCGTTCTGGAAAATACACTGGAATAACAGTATTAAACGTGCTGGATATGTTGGTGATATAGAAATATCTATGCCGCATCCGAAGGACATAATCCCCAATCATGCGGCCACAAGCATTAACGATATGGAGCATTATCACCATGTCACCAACCGTACCGCCAAGTATATCCTCCGCAAGTGGCCTTATATCACCAAGGAGGAACTTGAAAACAAAGCGGCACTCTATCGGGAATATGATGAAATCATTGATTCTCAGCAGATACCCGTAACCGACCCTCAACCTGGCGATAAAGAAAGCGGTCTTGAGAAATACACTATCATTGAAACTACTTACCGTGATGAGGACGGTGATATTTGCAAATTATGGTGGAGCGGGGATTTGCTAATCAAACACCTGCCCAAGTTTTACTACCGGAAGGATGATGAGGGGAATATTATCACAACGGAAGTGCTTGAGGCTGGTACGGAAATCCGTGCAGGTATTGATGAAAGCGGCAATCCTATATTCAGAACATTGGAGCAGGAGACTGAAGTAGAATACTACATCCCCAGAAGTTTTGACCTTATATACCATCCCTATATTCCCAGAGACAAATGTTTTTGGGGTATTTCTATCATGGAGGATATTCACGACCCGTTTGAATCTATTAAAAAATTTGTTTATATTACGGAAGAAAAATTCCTCCGTGGTGATAAAAAAATCGTTGTTGACGATGAAGAATTGAAGAATAAACTTCTTGACCCGCTGTCTGAAATTATCGTTGCGCAAAATGCAAGCAACGTCAAGACAATAGACTTTGGTGGCACGGACGGTATTTTACTTATCGAGAAGTGGAAGGAGTGGCTCCAACTTCTCACCGGAAGCACAAATGCCGTCCTTGGGGTGCATGACCCCGGCGTCAAGTCCGGCAAACAAGCACAGACATATATTGATGCGGCCAACTTTAAGGTTGCCATTAAGAGTGCTTACAAAGCCGCCGCGTACAGACAACTTTACCGCGTTATTGCTGACTTCGCTTTAGCTTTTGCCGATTATGACAGGCCATATCGATTAACGGGCAAAAGCAACGAAATTATTTACGGCACATTTAACCGCCTAAATATGCTTAGGGATATGAACGGCAACTATATCTGGCCGGACTTCGATATTGAGAATAAGACCGGAGATGCCGGTTGGATGCAGCAGAAAGGTGAAATTTTCGAGAATATTACCATTCTGGCAAACAACGGCAGGTTTGAACCCACGCCTGGTAATATATACTTCCTTAAAATCCTACAAAAACTGGGCATCCCGTACCTTGATGATATTATCGAATCAATGGAGGCGGATTTAGCTCAAATGCAAATGCCTCCAGGACAAATGCCGGGACAGGCACCGGGACTACCGCCGGAACAAATGCCGATGTTGCCACAAGGACAACCGCTTGAGCAACAACCACAAATTGACCCGCAACAAATGGCAAACATGCTAATGCAGTTCCCTCCCGATATGCAACAAAAACTGATTAACCTTGCACCTGAAGAATTGGGTGCATTTTTTAATTTACCGCCGGATGTGCAAGTAATTCTGGTGCAACAAGAGCTTGACGACATTAAATTCTTTCTACGGGCCACTCCCAACGAGCAAAACCAAATGCTTCAGGAGTGGCAGGAACAATTGCAAAGGGGCGAATTAAATGGCTAAAACCAAAGCAGGCGGGGGTTTGAAATATACCGTCTATAAGGGCGTTAAGAACGGTGAGGAATCTAAGGCTACCAAGCGAGGCGGTAAGTGTTGATTCGCAAAATAAATAACAAGTATTACGTTTACAGCGAGAAGGGAAAGAAGTTGTCGAAGGGATACAATTCCCGTAAAGATGCCGAAAGGCGGTTGAAGCAGATCGAATACTTCAAACACAAGAAAAAATAGAACACCAAAAGGAGAGTGTCTTATGCAAGAAATCCGTTGTAAAAATTGTAATAAATTGTTGGGCAAAAAGTATAGCCCAAACAATTGCACAACTCACCTAAACAGCGAAGCAGTTCAGAACATAGGCAAAATTGAAGAGATTGACAAAGACCATTCATTGATTGAGATAAAATGTCCACGCTGTAAAAAAATTAATAAAATCACTACTTAAGGCACACGAGGCCCATGCTTCCCTAGTGGGAGATGGGGCCTTTTTTATTTTGCGAAATTTTATTCCTATAGACAGCACCCCGCAAAGGAGGTGAAGCATAATGGCACGGAAAAATACTGGGCTTCCGATGGGTAAGATGCCCAATAAAGCCTCGTTTACCTATGGCACGACTGGCGCACGTTCCGAATCCGCAACCCGCATTATCAAAGGCGGTGACTTACGCGCTAGGAAGGGCCTGAACAATGGCCGTTAATAATCCCATATGCCGTTGGCAGGTTAAATACCTGTCTTTTTTTATTTCCCTTGGTTGGCACAATCGGCCTGACAGCGGGAAATAGACCGCTGACACTCGGAAAGACGAGCATTTCGGAGGCGTCCGTAAACGCAAGGAGGTAATACGATGTTTGGACACGCAGCTATGATGTTTAAGAAAGGTTGTTGCATTGACACTGGTGACATGACTAACGGCGCAAGTGAGGGCTTCGCCGACCTTCAAGCCAGTGTTGAAACAGACAATGATGGCCAGGAAGACCAAGACGATACCGGAGGCGCAACCGGCGGCGAAAATGCCGATGCTGAAGTCGCTGACCAGCGGACAAGTAAACAAGATCCTGAAACCGATGCCGCTTTCGCCAAAATGAGGCGGGAGTTGGAACGGTACAAAAAGGAACTAGAAGCACGTGACAAGTGGGTGGCCGAAAAATTCGGCCAAACCCACGGTATTACTACATGGGATCAGTACCAGGCCGCAGTAGGCAGAACACTCGAACAGCAACAGACACAACAGCAGGCTGAAATGGAACTCTACCGCGAGCAGAGGGAAAGAGAGCTGGAGGAACAGGGGTACAACGTTAAGGAAATCCGTGAGATATTCCGCAACGATCCTGCATTCCAGCAGATGGTTCAAGAAAACCAATACCTTAAACAGCAGATTCAGGAAGAACAGAAACTCCGTGAAACTGACCGAATTGTCCAGCAGATTCAGAAAGACCACCAATACCTACGCCAAAAATACGGCGATTTGGTGCCGGAGAATCTTGACGAACTGGATGACGAGGTTAAGGAAAACATGCGCCAAGGGATGCCTCTGCGTGCCGCCTGGTTGTTGGCAAACGAGGACAAGGTTCTCGAAAGTGCCAAGACCAGGACGCAGCAAAATACCCTGCGTAATGTTAATTCTAAGTCCCACCTGGGCACAGAGAAGTCAGGTGGGCCTATGGACACGGAGCCTCAAGTGGACATACCGCCGGAGAAGTTGGCGGTATGGAGGGCGTTAGGTTACTCCGATAAGGAGGCTAAAAAGCGCGAAATTAAATACCTGAAAAAACAACGGGTGGCTAAATAAGCCACCATTTTAGTTTGCAAGGGAGGTTAGAGACATGGCTTTAAAAGTTATAGGTTCGATGATTGGTAACTACCATCCGAAAATTGTTGACGACCTGTATATGACTGATGCTGAAGCCGCTGTAGCAGGGCGCGGTTACTACCTTTCCAGCGGTAGGTGGACTAAGGCTGCTACTACCGCAGCGGTTGAGGCTATTTGTCTTAAAGATGCTACCGCAGGAACTGACGTGCAGGCGGTAATGGAGATTGTCAAGACTGGTGACATCCTGGAGGCTGACTATACCGGCACTCCTGCCGCAGGGTTCGAGGCTGGCCTTACTGCGGCTGTTCTGGACGCTGATGGTGAGAATGTGGATGCTACTACGGTTACCGGCGGGCACTTGCGCTTGCTGAACGTGGATACCACCAACAGCAAGGTACAAATGGTGGCTTATAAGACGTTCACTTCTGCTTAATTTAGCGATTTAAACTAGGAGGTGCTAATAGATGGGTGTTTTAGTACAAAGCAGTGGTAATTTTCAAAAACTTGTTGGGCTTTATGAAAACCCAATTCTGGAATACTGGCAGGATAAATATGCGGATGCGATTAAGGAGAGCATGATCCCTGAACTGTTTGACAGGGTACAGTCTAATAATCCCACTGAGGCAATTACCGAGATGGTGGGTGCCGTAGAGTTTAAACAGTGGGATGGTGAGTTCACCTATGGGGACTACAAAGAGGGCGACACTAAGGTATGGACTCCCATTGTGTGGCAAGCTGGTCGTGCTTATGATAGATTCCTGCTTTCCAACGCAAAACTTATCAATATGAAAACCGATCACGGCAAATTCGCTATTGGTGCGGCCCGCTTGCGTGAACAGTGTGCAGCGGGTATTTTTACTTATGCGGACCAAACCAGTTTCAATGTTAACGGTGTGACTTTGAACTGGACTTTAACTGCAGATGGTAAACCGCTGGCAAATGCTTCGCACACCAGTCCCAACTACAGTGAAACACAAAGTAACCTGATTGACTTGGAGCTTAATGAAGAGAACTTGGAGACTGCTTGTCAAATGATGTTTGACATGAGGGATAGTGACGGTAATTACGCCAATCTCCAGCCTGACACTTTAATTGTGCCCACAGCACTGCGGAAACGGGCACTGGAGATTATTGGTGGTGAGGGTAAAGTTGATACTGCTGACAACAACCCGAACATTTATCATGGCTCGATGCGGGTGATCGTGTGGAAGTATTTCCGCAAGCAACCTGGCAAGACCAATCATCCGTGGGCTGTTATTGACAGTATGCAAGCTCAGGAATCTATGAAGATCATTAATCGTCTCGAATCTAATGATGACTACGAACTAATTAGCTGGAAAAATGAGGAAACTCAAACCTGGAAGGTTGGAGCCTTGCAATGGTTTAGTGCAGGCAGTTTTGATTTTAGGCCTTTCATTTTCTCCATACCGGCCTAATGCAATGTTGTAATTGCGAATAGGTTGACCACCTCATGTTTAAATGGTACAATCTAAATATACCATTTATGGAGGTGGTCACCATATTATCTATCTGCCCTAATTGTGGAAAAGAGTTTGAGGTAGTAACTGCTCAAAAATATTGTTCTCCAGAATGCAGACACTTGAATTAAAATGCGTGCTTGTTTTTGAAAGGGATATTGGATGTAGTTGTTATGATGCACCTGATGGTTGGGTGTCATTGGAGATTATTTTTAGACAAGCAGATGAATACCTTGACGATGAACATAGGCTAGATGCAATTCAAGCATTAACAGAAGAATTTTTAAACGCCCCCTAACGGGCGTTTTATAATTCCCGGAGGTGAAACCAAATGGGCATTACCCACTTCTACAAAGTTTCCGGCAAAAACGGCGTCTACGTTGGCGGTGTAGGCTCCGAAGTAACCGTTGCCGACGCAAACGGCAACCTGCACCAAGCAGGCACGCAAGTAACCGCCACTGCCACCGAACTAAACCAGGTTGGCAGCATTGCCGGTGCCGCTTTAGCCGCTACCGCAGCGGGCAAGAAAGTGGCTTACGGCGTTACTTCTGTAACCGGCAGCACGGATATGGCGTCCGGTCTTGCTACAGTAGAAAGCGTTGTCGCTTGCCTCGGCCAAGACCCCAATACCGCTGCCGGTGGGGTCTGCACTGCTACCGGCGATTTAAGCACTACTGCCGGGAATATTGTACTAAAATGCTGGGATTCCGCGTTTGCGGCGGCCACTGTAGCTGCTGACGTAAACTGGATTGCCATTGGAACTTAAAACTAAGGAGGGTTAACCCCTCCTTTTTATTTTTTATTGGAGGTAATACAATGCTTCCTTTAATCCACAAACCAGAAAACCTAAACGACGCGGAAAAACTGCTCTACGACATCCGCGCGGAGCTATCCCGTTCCAACGAGATTTTACAGGCCATCTTAGAGTGTGTTCGCCCCGGAGAAATAAAGGCAGACACACCAAAATACACCTGCAAAGTCTGCGGCAAAACATACGACAACAAGGGTAAACTGCTTGCCTGCGCGAGAAGGCACAAGAAAGAAGGTAAGGCATAATGGCAGATACTGCTGTCTATCATGGCGGCAATAAAGTAAAGCTGTTTGACAATGGTGACGGAACATATTCCTTTGTTCCGATAGATAATATCTCTAATACACTCAATACCATAGCAGTTGAACATGCAAACATTCACCAAGGAATACTCTTTTCTGTATTACACAAAGAGACCATTGCAGCAGGAGCAGTTTTCTATATCCAGATAAAAACCGGCTCAAAAACTGTCCATTTTAAACCAACAAATATATCAACTGATGCAGACAAGTTTGTCATTGAATTTATAGAAAATCCAACACTAACAGATGGCACAACTCCGGCAGTACTGATAAATCGGAACAGGATAAGCAATAATCTTCCGGAATCAGTATTTTACTCCGACCCAACAAATGTTTCCGGAGGAACCAAGATAGACGAATTCTATCTTGGCGGGAGTGTCGGGTTTAAAGATGTTGGCGGTGACATTATCGCCGGTGTAAACGAGTTTATTTTGAAACCAAATACTAACTACGTTTACAAAATAACCAACGAAGGCACGGCAAACGGAATCATTATGCTGAGAATGTTTTTCTATGAAATGTAATGTGGAGGCGAAGTGAATGGCAAACTTAGTAAGACAAGTACCATATGTAGTAAAAGAAATAGTTGGCAATTTTAATGTTGCAGATACAGCGGTAAATAAACCTGTAAACGGCAGGGCAGTTTTGATTCAGAATACAGGTTCGCAACCGTTGTACTTCAATACCGAAACAACGGCTACTGAGGCCAATGGATACCTTGTGCCAGTTAATTCCATTTTTCCAATACTCATAACCTGTGACGACAATATTTCGCTTATCTCTAACACCACAGGCACCACGGCACAATTATTATTCGTGAAAGCATAAAGGGGGTGACCCCGTGAATTACGGTGAACTAAAAACAAGAGTTTTAAAGCTAATTGACGAATACAGCTCCAGAGGTACAGTTTTAACAAAAACAAAAATAGCAGACATCATCTACAAAATCCAGGGCCTGGTCAACTCTATCCAAATGGACTTAGCATCCACCTACGCCAAACTCCCAGCAATTTACAAGATTGTGCAAAACCCAATCGAAAACGATTTATCCAAAGACACCAGCACAATCAAGAATCACATGCCGGGTGAAGACTTCACCACGGAACGCCAGGGCGCAAGGAGCGTATTCTTTGAATCCACCGGCCCAGCAGAGATATATATTGAGGAATACGTCAACGATATATGGACTACTCTGGAGACAATCTCAATCCCAGCCTCTCAAACAACCTTCCAGGAATACAGGAGACTTATCACTCCAAGCGATACAAGCAACAATATACGCCTCCGCTTCTCTGGTGACTATATATACCAATTCCGCAACTATCACCTATACGGAGTGACATGGCCGGATCAGGATTTCGTACAGCAGTGGAGGCCGTATTTCTTGTATGATTTGCCATTGGACTTCTTGAAGTTAAACTATGTTGAGGTAAGACGCCAAACCAGGCAGTACACGTCTTTTCAAGACTTTCACTTGCGTTCTGATAACAAAATAGCCTTTAACCGCTATATTTCCCCAGCAGAGTTCCTAGTACACTATTTCCGTAAGCCCGTTAATCTAACCTTTACCGGCATTGATGAAACAGACGATGCTCAAACAATTGATGTTCTTGACGAAGCGGCGGAAATTATGCCTCTTGCTATTGCCGGTGAAGTGCTTATATCAGAGAAAGATGAGACAAGAGGTGCTTTTCTGCTTAATATGTACGAAGCACGGAAAGCCAATCTGCCTGGCGGCAATGAAGATACTAAAGGCGACCCTGATATTTCCATTTACGGATGGTGAGCAATATGCCCAGACCAATTCAATTCAAAATACCCAGTTCCTCCTCGCCTCCTGCGCCTTTTTCTTTTCCTGATGGCTTTGCTGGCGGTATGAATATTTCTGTTTCTGCCGATCAGATAGCACTAAATCAAAGTCCCGATATGTTAAATATGAACTATGACGCAGGAGGAGTACCTACGCACCGGTTCGGCTTTGAACGGCTAAATGCAGAATCTTGGGGCGTAACCCCTATACGCGGTATGTATGAATACCACAAGATAGACGGAACTGCCGTATTTCTTGTTGCCTGGGGCGGGAAGATATGGAGTTATAATATTGTTACCGACACTAAAACCGACCTGATGACAGGCAGTAAAGCCAGCATTGAGGACGCGGTAACAATATTCTTCACTATGGGGGATAAGGTTTACATAAAGACCCCCTTTGATTATTGCGTCTATGACGGCACTAATCCGGTGGAGGATGTTGTTGGCTATATCCCAACCATTTCTCTTTCCCGTACCCCTGACGGTGTTGCTACGGAAAACGAGGAATTAAACTATCTCTCCAATTCGTGGAAAGATTCTTTCAATGGTGACGGTATGTCTACTGCTTACCAACTATCTTTTACCGGTTTGAGTGCAACAACGGTAAAGGCATGGATTGACGGAGTTGAAAAGATTGAGGATACTGACTTCACCGTTGACCGCACCAACGGTATTGTAAATTGGGGTTCCGCCCCTCCAAGCGGTACAAACAACGTGGTTATCCAGGCCGAAAAAGACGGTCTTATGGATGCCACAATGATAACTAAATGTACTATTCATACTATCTACGGTGGCAAGAACGATACTCGCGTATTCTTCGCCGGGCATCCGGAACTGCTTAACTGGCGATTCCATTCGGCTTTATTTGACCCTACTTATTTCCCTGAAAGCAATTACGTTCTTGTCGGCTCTGATGCAGAAGCAATAACTGATTTTGGTAGAATGATTGACTACCTCATTATTTATAAGGAACGCCGGGCCTTCTACTCCTATATAGAAGGGCCGAACAATGATGGCAAGGTATACTTTCCCGTTCTTCCTCTCAATGATGAATACGGTTGCATAGCACCAAGAACAGTGCAACCTGCACAGGGTGGATTGTTGGCTTTATCAGAGGAAGGCGTAACATGGACAATCCCATCTATGGTGCGCGGACAACTCAATGTAAAAGTGGTAAGTAGGAACATAAACAAGAGAAGCTATGTTGTATATGGACTTTTAGACAATACCAAGGATGACTTAAAAAACGCACATGCAATCATTTACGATGAAAAATACATGCTTCATATTAAAGATAAAGTATGGGTACTTGACTTGAGGTTTTCCGATTTATCTCGTGGAGAGTGTTGCTGGTACCCATACGATGGGATACCAGGAAAAGCCTCGTGTTTCATAGAAAAGGATGAGGATTTATACATTGGAGATAAAGAGCAGGGCTTGATTTATAAATCACAGAGCCGCTACCTTGATGATGGGGAGGCAATAGACGCCTATTGGACTTCCCCGCTTTTATTTGTTGGAGGACGTGATTGGATTAAGAAATTTGAGCGGCTAAACGTGACATTTATGGGACAGCCGGAAGGAAATCACACTTTGACCATTATCACCGACCAGGGCACGGAGGACATTTTACTTCTTATTCAAGACGAAAGAGTGTTTGATTACGGCATTATAGATTATGGCAGTTTTACTTACGGTATCCCTCTTTACCCTTCCACCCAGAGTGAAAAAGTGGGTTATAAGGGTGAGTATCTCCAATGGAAGATACGCAATAACCAACCCGATGAAGATATGACAATACTTGCCCAGTCACTGCAATACTCCTTAAGAAAGCGAGTGAAGTAAATGGCATTTTCTCAAATGGGAAATTTTACATTCAATCATTCCGATCAACCTGATAAATTAACCGACGACCCGGCAATTACAAAAGCCAACTTTGACAGTCGCGGCAATGAGTTAAAGACGTTTATTAATAACCTTATTGATGCCCTAAATTCTACCGCAGATGGTAGTAGTGGGGCAGATAATTTAGGTATGACACCTATTGATGGTTTAGCGGGAAGTAGCCCGCAAGCCATTATTGAATCCCTTAAAAGCTACGTTGATACAAACAAAGTTAAAAACTCCGGTGTCCCCGAAATTCTTGCCGATTTAGAAGCAAACCTTCCTGCCGCTGGTACAGCAAGTAGGCTTTTTGTAGCAACTGATACGCTTAAACTGTTCAAAGATAACGGAACAGCATGGGACTTGGTTGCTACTAATCCGGGAAATATTGGTGCTACTGATTTGGGTTTTGACCCGGCAACACAGGCGGAACTTGATGCATATATTGAATCCCTTAAAAGCTACGTTGATACAGACAAAGTTAAAAACTCCGGCAACACTCCTGAAATCCTTGCTAACACAGAAGCTAACATCCCTGTTGCTGCTACAGTAGGCAGGCTTTTTATTGCAACGGATACGCTTAAACTGTTTAGGGACAATGGAACAGCTTGGAATTTAGTAGCAACTAATCCCGGCAATATCGGTGCCGCTGATTTGGGTTTTGACCCAGCAACGCAGGCGGAACTTAATACACATTTGGCCGATTATACGAAGTATGTTGCGCAACCTATTTACAACGTCAAGGGCTACGGTGCAGTAGGTGACGGGGTGACGGATGATGCGGCTGCGATACAGGCAGCAATTGACGCGGCCAGCGCAGCAGGTGGTGGAATAGTTTTCCTGCCACAGGGGACATATAAAATAACTTCTAGCCTGACTATGAAATCTGGAGTTAGTATTATTGGTGTCGGAGGGGTGAATGAAAGTGTAATTCTTAATTCTTCAAACGGAACAGCATTAAATTTTCCAAATACGGTGATTTATACTGCAGTAAGACTGGAAAACTTTTCAATAAAAGGTGACACAGACGGAGGTTATTCACCAACTTATGCAATTTATGGAGCTAATTTTAGAACACATTGCGTGATTAAAAACGTAAGGATATGGCGCCACCAATATGGCATTGAATTAAATGACTGCTGGTATTCCCTTTATGAAAATATTTATACCAACACTACCAGTACAGCGATAAAGCTAATTACAGCCAACGGAGTGACTATAAGAGGTTGCATTATCCATGGTTTGACAGATAATACTGCTAGTGCTTTAGAAATAGCAGGAAGTTCTGTTCTTATTCAGGCTAACTACTTTGAAAGTATGACATGCAAAAGTGCTATTGGAGTTACTTATTCTTATGGCGCTATGATTATCAGTAATTATTTTGAGAATATCACTGGATATGGAATCTTGATAGGCAGCTATACTAAAGATACTGTTCTAATTGGTAACTATTTATTCGGCTCAAACACTATGACTAGAGGAATTTACTTCTATGGATCGGATAATTACGGTGGGTCTGTTATAGGTAATCATATTTTGAACACTACAGATAAAGATATAATTGCTAGTGGTGTTACATCCGTAACTAAAATTATACTACTAAATAACCTCTGCGAGGGGGCAGGAGTTTCTGTACATGATATATACTTAGGATTTATTGAAGGCAGAATTGTTCCACAAGCCTCCACGACACTTAATAGGCCAGCAGACCCAAACGTAGGGGAAATGTACTTTGATACAACGCTTGGGAAGCCAATTTGGCATAACGGTACTGACTGGATTGATGCAACGGGTACGGTAGTTTAGGTCGTAGTAGGATTTAAATGCGTAGCAAGTTTGAACTATTCAGAGTAGTCTTTCACACTTCTTAATTTTCAGAATACCACAAAGGATTTTTCCTCTTTTTGTGGAATATACTTCTAGTAAGGAGGTGTATTTCACATGAGAAAAGTTTTATAATCTAGAATTAGACCGTGACCTCAACGCGGCATTAAACATTTTGAGATAGAATCTCAAACGAGGTTCTATTTTATTGCCTCAAAGGGGGTTTTATGTATGGCATACACAACAACTGATTTCTCGGAATTAAAAACAAAGGCTCAGCAAATTCCCCGAACTGCACAAACAACTAATCTATCCGAACTTGCCAATATAGCGAGAAATACACCTCAATACAACCGTCAACGTCAATTCAGCACGCCGAATTATCTTGCTAGAATTGCCCAACAACAACGCAGCCAAATGGAACCTATGGTACAGTCACAAATTCGCCAATCTGAACAGCAGTATGGAAATAGAGGCAGAGAACTTCAAGAGACTGCTGCTCGTCTTGGCATGCTCCGCAGTGGGCGTACATTGGGACAACTCAACCGCAATAATCAGGACAGAATTAATGCTGTAAATGCCATCCAAACTGCCGCAATGCAACAGGCATATAATCAAGCATTACCTATTGCACAATTTGGAGCGGAGGAACAAAGATTTATTGATGAGATGCGTAATCTGCAAGACCAGCAGAGATTTGCAAACCTGGCCCAATACTACGGCATGGGTACAGCGGAAAACCGCTGGGCGCAGCAGTTTGGAGCGGATCAGGCACAGAGGGCCTATGCTAACCTTGCCGACTACTATACACGGCAGGCAGCAGAAAATCGCTGGGCACAAGAATTAGGGCAACAAAAAGCACTGGCAGAAGCAGG